GGTCAATCGGAATTTCAAGGGAGCGAACGGCGAGCGAGAGGCGGACTTCATCAACTGCATGATGTGGCGCAAGCAGGCGGAGTTGTTTGCGGAATGGTGCAAGAAGGGTAATCTGGTCGGCGTGACGGGTCGCATCCAGACAAGAAACTATGAGAATCAGGAGGGGCGCAGGGTCTATCTGACTGAGGTTGTCGCAGAGAATTTCGAGCGACTTGAAAAGCGTGATGATACTGCTAACCGTTCGAATATTGAGGAACAAATGCCAGGATACGCCCTTGAGGAAGATGATTTTCCGTTTTAGTGGGAGGTGTTTGGTTGAAGTATGACAAACAGGCTGAGATTGAAGGACTGAAACGCACAATCGAGCAAAACGAAGAGAAGATAATCGAGTATTCGAAACCGTGCGATGCACGCAAGAGACGGATTAGAGCGCTGGAGCGCGATTTGTTGAAGAAAAAGAATAAAGAATTAAGACAGAAAGTAGAGGAGTTGGAAGATGATGGAAGAGTTAAAGCAAAAAGTTAATGCAGTATACAACTGGACGGTAGAAGACGGGAAGCCCAAACCTCCCAAGCAAGATTTACCACAAGCAGTGAAAGACCGGGCGGACTATTTTTGGGAAATGGCAGAAGATGGTATGACATTTATAGGAGCGATGGAATGCATCTTCGCTGATGAAAAGCCTACAGACTATGATTTGGGAACTACTAAGGATTGGTTGCCAAAATCTAAGGAGTTTGATGATTGGGTTGGCTATTCGCCAAGCATGGCTCAGATAGTTATTGCAGTTTATTTGATTTATGGAGGAAACTAAGATGAATAAGCAGGAATTGATTAAGAAGTATGAAGAATATGAAAATGGTTTATTTGATATTGGAGCAAGGGCAGCTTGTCAGCTGTTTTTAAAAGACTTGGAACAACTAGACGAACCAGAAAAAGCCAAAGTTCCGCAGTTTGTGGCGGATTGGATTGAGGAGGCTAAAAAATCTTGTGAAACAGTAGTTGAATTTTTTGGTTATAAGTTCTCGAATATTGAAATGATTAAATACCTTAAAAATAAAGAACGAATTAATTTGGTTGCTCGCGCTTGGCTTGACGGCTACGAGGTCGAGGAAGAGGAGCGGTATACAGTAGTGACGAAAGCAACAAAACAACCGCTATATTATAATGCTATGGATAAGAAACTATTCTTCTCTATGGGCGGACTAGCTACAAATTTTACTCGCAAACAACTAGAAGAAGCTGGTTTCGGCTGGGTATTTGATTGTGAGGGTGTTGAAGTTGAGGAGGTTGAGTGATGGAAGAAATGAAAAGAGAGTTTGCAGGTAAATTGTACAGAAAAGCTTGTGAAATTGCAGAGTTTTATGAAGAGCAAATGGATAGTGAAGACGATGACGAAGTATTTGATATTGAAGAGTGTCTGGTGGAGTTATGTCAGCTAGTTTTTGATGAAATGATTTTTTGTCAAGCAGCAGTATCGATGACATACTTCGCAACATTGCCAACAGACAATCCTCATATTATGAGTGAAGCAAGAAAAGAATTGCCTTTTAAACCACAGCAGGAGGTCACAGATTGAAACGATTCATAGCTATCTGGATTCTTCTATCTGCTGGACTAAACATCTGGCAGATGGACAGGATTCGGAATTTGAAAGAAAAGAAGCCGATGGTTGTCTATAAGGCTGATAACGCAGGCGCAGAGATATTTGGCAAGGTCGTCGAGAAAGGACGACATGGGAAGTTGTATACAGTGACTATCAGAGATTATGGGATTTTCGTAGTTACGAAAGAGAAGTTTGAGAAGATTAGAGTAGGGGATGAGGTGTTACTATGAACACAATAGACAAAGTCAAACAATGGTTTATTGACCGTGATTTAGAAAACGGTGGACGGCTGGACAAGCAGTCATTAAAACTAAGTGAGGAGTTCGGCGAACTATGCGCAGGTTATCTCAAGAAGAATGAGCAACTGACTAAGGACAGTATTGGAGATTGCGCAGTCGTGATTGTCGGTCTGGCGTTGCTGATTGAGGTAGACGTGCAGGAAATATTTGATGATTCTATAGTGATTTTTGAAGAAGATGTGCCTGATTATTTTAAAGATTTAAATAAAAATATCAGCTGCTTTCAAAGGTTCTACAGTTGGGAAGAGAAATCTATGTGTAAGATGTATCTATCATTTTCCATTGATTCGTTAAAATCAATCAGTAATGCTCTCGGTTATGATTTCGAAGAATGTTTTGAACTGGCTTACCAAGAAATCAAAGACCGCAAAGGTCGTTGGATTGATGGTACTTTCGTCAAAGAGGAGGATTTGGTATGACAGTAAGATACAGAGCGTGGGATGTGTTAGCAGAAAAAATGATTGATGAAATACTGATGATTTCATTTGTCAGAAAGGAAATCATAGGGAAGTTTAGCGATGGTTCCACATCAGTTCCGTTAAAATTTGAAGATGAGCGAAACGGGGAAGACGTTATCCTCATGCAATCAACAGGACTCAAGGACAAAAACGGCAAGGAAATCTTTGATGGGGATGTTTTGGCATGCAAAACTGATGATGAAGTGATAAATTTGAATATATTTTGGGATGAAGAGCATGCTTTATTTATGTCCGAGTCGAAAAAATATAACGAACAGGAACTTTTAGCTGAATTAGTTGAAGATAACATATATCCATTTGAAATCATCGGCAACATCTACGAAAACCCAGAGCTTTTGGAGGTAATCAAATGAAACCAGAAATAATTGACAATATAAACAAACCAAGTCACTACCAAGGTGCAAACGGTCTTGAGGCTATCGATGTTGTGCATAACTTCGTTGGGAGCCTTTCCGGAACGTCTGCTTTCTTTTGGGGCAACGCAATCAAGTATATGCTTCGTTTCCAAAAGAAAAACGGTCTTGAAGACCTAAAAAAAGCCAGAAAGAACCTTGACTGGCTAATCGAGGAGATGGAGCATGAGAATTAAAACATTAATGGGTACTATCATCAATGTTGACAGGATAAAGCGCAGTATCACAGTTGAGGGTATTGAATTTGGCTCAGATTGTCGTGCTTTAGTATCTAAACACAAAGATGGTACAGGTACAATAACACTAGTTTTCGATGGGAAAATAATTTAAAACATTAGTTAAAACAGAAACGAGGTGAGCGATGCCTTTCTTTCCAGAAATAAACGAAGTCAAAACAAAAGAAAACGCCAAAAAAGTATTAGAAGGATATCCTCATTGGCGTCGTGTAGCGAATGATACAGATGGTCAGAAGGTGACAACTACGTACTCTTTTACGCCTCGGTGTCCTGGGAATAATGCAACTAGTCAAGTTGAGAAATTGGCAATTCGAAAAGTTGATGCAGAGTTAGAGATAGATGCTATTGAGCAGGCAGTTAGTAATTTACATGACCCTTACTATCGTAAAATCATATACGAGAAGTACCTTGTATGGCATCCTAAAAAAGATGAAACAGTATATAATGAGCTTGCAATTTCAGAAAGTTCATATTATGAAATTCTTGGAAAGGCTCTACTGGCATTTGCAGAGCTATATCGAAGTGGTGAACAAGTTGTAATTCTGGAGTAAGAGCGGAGTAAGTCAAGAGTAAATATCAATTTTTACGTGCTAAAATAGTATTATCCAATGATTGGGCAACGAACAGTCATGAGGACTCCTAAAAATACAGAGGCTTCGGCCTCTTAGACAGTAAGGACAGGTTAGCAGGTTGTTTGGGTCTCCTTGAAACTTTTACCAAACGTGAGTTTTACTGCTAGACCAGCTGGTTCAATTCCAGCTACTGTCATATTCAATGCCACGACCAGTGGCTTTTTCTGTAGAAAGGAGAGGTACATGAAGAAAGTAGAACCAATTCGTGATCTAGATGATATCGAACGAATCAAAGATTACTTGAAGAACAAAAGCGATAGAAACTATGTTTTGTTCATGTTTGGAATCTATTCAGGCCTAAGAGTGAGCGACATAGTACCTCTTCAAGTTAAACAAGTGATTGCTGATAGGATTGAACTAAAAGAGAAGAAGACAGGGAAGATAAGGTATTTTCCAATCAGTCCACCTCTCAGAAAAGAAATCAATCGATACATTAAAGATAATCAGTTAGCAGAGTATGATTATCTCTTTCCAAGTAAAAAGAAAAAGAGAACAGATGGTGTTCGTATCACACACATTGGAAGGGTAGCAGTTTATCAAATACTGCAAGACGCAGCTAAGTATGTAGGCTTGAATCACATAGGGACTCATTCAATGAGGAAGACATTTGGCTATCATCATTACAAAAAGAATAGTAATGTAGCTATCCTTCAAAAGATATTTAACCACTCTACACCAGACATCACACTAGGATATATTGGTTACAGTCAAGACGAACTTGACCAGAGTATACTATCATTTGACTATTAAATAACCTATCTATTTTACATAATGAGAAAATGTAAATTAGTTTTTAGAAAAATATAGTGGAAGCCTTGGTACTCTTGACTTTGAAGTTGTTTAATTTTATTTAACAGAATATAAGATATGTTAAATACAAGAGGGGGTGGGTGCACTAAAAACACCCCTGTTTTGAAAGATACCGAGGGGGTATATTTGAGAATACCAACTCCCCTCCCCTAAAAAGAAAGGACCCCCTAGATGAACACCATCCCCCTCCGTGCAGACCGTAGTGGACCACATAGGGTAGCCTTTGAGAAGAACAAGAAGATTATCTTAAAGACAAGAAACACTTGTGGGATATGTGGCCAGCCTGTAGACAAAGACCTGAGATATCCTCATCCATTAAGTCCAGTCATTGATCACATCGTTCCAGTAAATAAGAATGGACATCCATCTGACATTGCTAACTTGCAATTGGCGCACTGGCAATGCAATAGACAGAAGTCTGACAAGCTATATGCTGATGAGAAGACAAATGGAACAAAGGTCATTGGTAATAGGAACTTGCCACAAAGTACAGATTGGTTTAAATATAAGAGTTAATATTAAAACCATCAGTAATCATTTACAAAAATAAATAGACATTGTTTTAAAAAAATAATTAGACAGAGATTAAAAAAGGACGAGTGTTCCTGCCAAGGTGGGGGGGATGACCCCCTCCCCCTCGGTGCTTCAGGGCTTCACACCGTCACTGTACATTTTTTCTCGCGGGAAATGAAAGGTAGTTGTATAAAATGACATTGAAAGGTATGGGTTATCTCAGGAAGAAGTTAGCCAACTATAAAATGGGTGTAGATACTAGATACAATCAGTATGCTATGCAACACAATGACATAGATGTTGGTATTACGATACCACCTCAAATCAGGCAACAATATAGGGCGGTATTAGGTTGGGCTGCTAAAGGTGTTGACAGTCTAGCAGACCGTTTGGTCTTTCGTGAGTTTGCCAATGACGAATTTGGGGCGAATGAAATCTTTGCTCAGAACAATCCAGATGTATTCTTTGACAGCGCGATCCTTTCAGCTTTGATTGGGTCGTGTTGTTTTGTCTACATCTCGCAAGGAGACGACGATGACGCTCCTAGGTTGCAGGTTATCGAGGCAAGCAATGCAACTGGTGTTCTAGATCCTATCACTGGCCTGCTGACAGAGGGATATGCAGTCTTGAAACGAGATGATAATGGATATGCTTTGCTTGAGGCTTATTTCACAAGTGATGTGACTTGGTTCTATCCGAAAGATGGTCAGCCGTTTGCAATCGGAAATCCAACGGGTGTTCCTTTGCTGGTACCAGTCATTCATAGACCTGATGCTGTCCGTCCGTTTGGTCGTTCACGAATTACTCGGGCTGGGATGTACTATCAGAGATATGCTAAACGAACGCTTGAGCGGTCAGATGTGACTGCTGAGTTCTATTCATTCCCTCAAAAGTATGTATTGGGATTGAGTCAAGATGCTGAGGCGATTGATACTTGGAAAGCGACTGTGTCTAGCTTGCTGACGTTTACGAAAGATGATGAAGGGGACAAGCCGAACGTGGGACAATTCACCACGTCAAGTATGTCTCCTTTTACTGAGCAGTTACGGACTGCAGCAGCTGGATTTGCTGGGGAGATGGGATTGACCTTGGATGATCTTGGGTTTGTGTCTGACAATCCGTCATCTGTTGAAGCTATCAAGGCTAGTCATGAAAACTTGCGGTTAGCTGGGCGGAAAGCTCAGCGCTCTCTGGGTTCTGGTCTGCTGAATGTGGCTTATGTGGCTACTTGCTTACGTGATGAGTTTCCATATTTGCGAAAGCAGTTTAATAAGACGGTCGTGAAGTGGGAGCCTTTGTTTGAGGCGGACGCTAACATGTTGACTTTGATTGGTGACGGTGTTATCAAACTGAATCAAGCGGTGCCTGGCTATATGGATGCTGAAACCATCCGTGACTTGACTGGAATCAAAGGGTCAGACAAGCCTGCTCCAGTAGTGAAGGAGGTTGCAGATGGTGGAGGATATCGTTCCGAGCCTGCTCAAGAAAATCAAGTCTGAGTTTGAAGGTGCTAGGTTGGACAGCGAGGTCTTGAAAGACTTGCTGTCTAAGCTACATCATAGCAAGGCAAGTTATTTGGACGCTAATCAATATGCTATTGAAATTGGGGAGATACTTTCTAAGGCTCTGGGAGTCTCTCTAACGAGCGAAACGTTGCCAGACGGTAAAATGTATTATAACATCGCTCAACGTGTGCTGGCGGACGTTCTGGGGCGAAATTACGAGCTTGTGAGTGATTATACTGAGCAAGTTCAGAAGAATTTGAACTCTGAGGCTAAAATTGGGTTAGCTGCTCAGGTTCCTGAACTCAATCAAGACCGAATTGATGGGCTGGTCAATCGTTTAGCTAGTGAGGAAAGTTTTGATGATGTAAAATGGTTGCTTGATGATCCGATTGTAAATTTTAGTCAGAGCATTGTGGATGATAGCATTAGGAAAAATGTGGAATTTCATCATAAAGTGGGGTTGAGTCCGAAAATTGTTCGAAGAGTTGTCGGTCATCCGTGCAAGTGGTGCAAGAGTTTAGAGGGTTCATACAATTATCCAGAAGTTCCCAAGGATATATATAGACGGCATGGCAATTGTCGGTGTACTGTTGATTATCATCCTGGTAATGGGAAGAAACAGAATGTTCATACTAAGAAGTGGACTAATGAAAAGCAAAAATTAGTTAAGGAAAGAAGCCGTATTGGTATTGAGTCTGTTGACGAGCGTGAGCAAAAGCGCTATAATAGGGTTATGAAGAGTAGTGGTGCTGTGTATGGTGCTTGGAACGACAGAAATGATCCGTATAATAAAGAGCGTGACCGCCATGCTCAAGAATTTTATGAGAGCGTACGAAATCGAAATAAGCAACATGAAATAGTGAAGGTATCTAACAATAGTGGTCTTTCACAATCAGATGTTGAGAAGATTTATAATCATGTTTTTATTAATGAGTATGATTTAGAAGATGGTCGGAAACGTTTTGACCCTAGCTATGATATGGCTGAGAGTTGGCGACGACTTTCAGAAATCGGTGGCAAGAATATTCAACCTCACGACCTTGTGATGTTACGCCATGAGTTGATGGAACATGATTTGATGGCAAAGGGAATGAAGTACGATGAAGCTCACGAACTCACTAATAAAAGTTATAACTACCAAAAAGCATGGATTGCTTGGATGAAGGAGAAAGGAGACCTATAATGCTTAAACTTATTAAAATTTTCAATTCAAAAAGTAAGGGTTATTGGTATATTCCTGAAAACCGTGACCCAGGTATGATTGAGATTGATGAGCGCACTGGTGAAGTTACAGTTGTCATCGAGTCGAATTATGATAAAGAACTAGGTTATCCTTACTATGCGAACAAGGCTCGTGGAGCAGTGAAGCAGATGTGGGATAAAGGAGAATTACCAAGTGAGAAATCATTCGCTTGGGGGTAAGCACTTAGAAAATTCTAGGTGCTTTTCTTATGCTTAGAAAGGGGTAACAATGGAAAACACGATTGATTTTTCAGAGAAAAAGTCTAGTCTGGAGCGTGGTGCTTCCGTGAAAGAAATTTTGGAAGAAAATCTTGAGGCTAGTCATAACTATACTTCGGTATTAGTGGTTTCTTTGGATAAAGATGGTGAGATAAATCTTGGCTATAGCTGGGATAGTAGTTTGCAGGCATTGGGAATGCTAGATGTTGCTAAAAACTATATTTTAAACGTAATCAATTAAATCATCCCAGCGATAGGGTTATCATGCGGTACGATTGAAAGGAGCAGTGGATGGCTAGAAAGAAACTTGGCAATCAGAATCCTACTCAATCGGTAATTTTAAAGTACGTCAAGAAAAATTCAAAAGCAAAAGAAGCGATTGAGCTCTATGAGCGAACCGGGTTATCGTGCTATTCTTGGCAGATAAACCTATTGACTCCTATGATGGCCGTTGACAAAGATGGCCTATGGGTACATCAGAAGTTTGGTTACTCTATCCCCCGACGGAATGGGAAGACAGAGGTTGTCTACATTTTTGAACTTTGGGGCCTGCATAACGGAATGAACATTCTGCACACGGCTCATAGAATATCTACTTCACACTCATCTTTTGAAAAGGTAAAAAAATACCTAGAAAAGATGGGATATGTAGAAGGAGAAGACTTTAGCTCTATACGAGCAAAGGGGCAAGAGAGAATCGAATTTTTCAAGGGTGGTGGGGTTATCCAATTTCGTACCAGAACCTCAAACGGTGGTTTGGGGGAAGGTTTTGACCTTCTCGTTATCGATGAAGCTCAGGAATATACGACTGAGCAGGAGTCGGCCTTGAAATATACGGTAACGGATAGTAGCAATCCAATCACAATCATGTGTGGGACACCTCCTACACCGGTTTCAAATGGTACGGTATTCACAAACTACCGTAAGACTTGCCTATTTGGGAAAGGAAAATACTCTGGTTGGGCGGAGTGGTCGGTCTCTGAGGAAAAAGAGATTGATGATGTCGATGCCTGGTATAACTCCAATCCCTCTATGGGTTACCATTTGAATGAGCGGAAGATAGAAGCTGAGCTTGGTGATGATAAGCTAGACCATAATGTTCAGCGTTTGGGTTATTGGCCTGAATACAATCAGAAATCTGCTATTTCGGAAACGGAATGGAATGAGTTGTGTGTGGACTCTATGCCTGATTTATCAGGTAAGTTGTTTGTCGGAGTCAAATATGGGCAAGATGGCGCAAATGTGGCGTTAAGTATTGCTGTTCGTACGGCAGATGAGCGGATTTTTGTTGAGACGATTGACTGTCAGTCTGTCCGTAACGGGAATGACTGGATTTTGGATTTTGTCAAGCGTGCAGATGTAGCTACTATCGTAGTCGACGGGGCAAGCGGTCAGAAAATCCTTGATGAAGAGTTGAAAAAGGAACGCATGAAGAGCGTGATATTGCCTACGGTTAAGGAAATCATCGTGGCTAACTCTATGTGGGAACAAGGGATTTATCAAAAGACCTTGTGCCACGCTGGTCAACCGTCTTTGAAGAAAATCACAACCAACTGTGAGAAGCGGAATATCGGTTCAAACGGCGGTTTTGGCTATCGCTCGCATTTTGCGGATATGGATATTTCCTTGATGGATAGCGCCTTGCTTGCGCATTGGGCTTGTTTGACAACTAAGCCTAAGAAAAAGCAAAAAATCAGTTATTAAGAGGAGCGGTTGAAAGACTGCTTTTTTTGATGCCTAAAAAATTACCGAACTGCCGGGAAAGCAGGAGAAAGGAGACATGAAGATGTCTGAATTTAAAACGATTGAAACACAGGAAGAACTAGATAACATCGTGAAGGAACGTATCAGACGTGAGCGTGAAAAATTCGGTGATTATGATGAACTTAAAAAACGTGTTTCAGAACTGGAATCTGAAAACAGTGCTTTGAAGTCTACTGTTGAAGATGACAAGCAAACCAGAGCAGAATTAGACGCTCAAATCACTGAATTGCAGGGGCAAGTGAGCAATTATGAAACTGCTAGCTTGCGAACTCGTATCGCTTTACAAAATGGCTTGCCTTATGACTTGGCTGACCGTCTTCAGGGCGCTGACGAAGAGGCATTAAGGGCTGACGCTGAGCGTCTAGCTGGTTTTATGAGACCAGCAACACATCAAGCACCGCTAAGAGATACTGAGCCTGCTATCGGTGATGACAAAACTATGCAAATGAAGCAGATGCTTCGAGATTTACAACCAAAAGGAGAATAGAAAATTATGGCAGATAATGCAATGAAAGCTGGAACACTTTTTAAACCAGAATTAGTAAAAGAATTGATTAGTAAAGTGCAAGGACGTTCTGTTCTTGCTAAACTCTCATCTCAAACACCTATTCCATTTAATGGAGTGGAGCAATTTATCTTCAATCTTGAAGGAAATGCTCAAATTGTTGGCGAGGGTCAACAAAAAGGTGCTGGTAAAGCAGTTGTTGACACAAAGGTGATTAAACCTCTAAAATTCGTCTATCAAGCTCGTATTACAGATGAGTTTAAATACGCATCAGAAGAAAAACAAATTGAATATCTTTCACAATTTGCAGACGGTTTCGCTAAGAAAATCGCAGATGCTTTCGATATCGCTGCTATCCATGGTTTGGAGCCTAAAGGT